GAACCTAATGAGGGAACAACATCCCTCTATGCCCATCCATAATGATAGGCAAAGTCGTGTATCTTTTGGTGGTAAGTAACCACCTAACTTAGAGAGAAAGGTAGCATTATGGCAAACGTCAATGTTGCATTCGGCATGAAGCCGATTAATAACGCAGGTAGCACACCAGCTACAGGCGGTACTAATGCATACTTGATCGCCAGTGATGCGTCGGCAATCTATCAGGGTTCTGCGGTAAAAGCTGTTAATGGCGGTTCAATCGCCATTGGTTCTGCTTCCGGGGACACTGTAGCATTTGTTGGCGTTTTCGCTGGTTGTGAGTATGTATCTTCGTCAACAGGGAAAAAGGTCTTTTCAAACTACTGGCCTGGATCAGGTGCGGACACAAACTTCGATATTATCGGGCATGTGTACGACAACCCGCTCCAGCGTTTTGTAATTTGCACAGACGCTTCTTTCACGAATCAGGCAACTGCTGAAGCAGCTATTTTTGAAAGCACAATGTTCAATAGCGGCGCAGGCGGAAGCACAACAACAGGTATTTCCAACGCCCAGTTGGACGTAGCTACGTTGGATTCATCCAATACTTCACTTCCTCTGAAGATTGTAGGTATTCAGGATGATGCAGACAACGAAGACTACGCTGCTGCTGGTCTGCCTGTGATTGTGATGTTCAACAACCACGCACTGCTTCAGGCCGATTCTGAAGCGGCAATTTCATAGGGAGGCTAGACAATGGCTATTTCTCGCGCACAACTCGCCAAAGAACTAGAACCAGGCCTCAACGCCCTCTTTGGTATGGAATACAACCGCTACGAAGGTCAGCATGCTGAGATCTTTGACACCGAGTCATCAGACCGGGCGTTTGAAGAAGAGGTTATGCTGTCAGGTTTCGGTGCAGCCCCTGTGAAAAACGAGGGTTCTGGAATCTCCTATGACGATGCAAATGAGGCGTATACCGCACGGTATAACCACGAGACCATCGCAATGGGCTTTTCAATCACGGAAGAGGCTATCGAAGATAACCTTTATGACCGTCTTGGTGCCCGCTATACACGCGCTCTTGCTCGTTCTATGGCACACACCAAGCAGGTTAAGGCTGCTTCTGTCCTCAACAATGGCTTCTCCGCTGGCGCATTTGCTGGTGGTGACGGTGTAGCTCTTATGGCGACAAACCACCCGCTCACAAGCGGTGGCACGTTCTCAAACGAGCCAGCAACTGCCTCAGACCTTAATGAGACTTCACTTGAAGACGCTCTTATCAGCATCGCTGGTTTCGTTGACGAGCGTGGCCTCATCATTGCTCTTCGCGGCATGAAGCTGATTGTTCCACGTCAACTGCAATTCGTTGCAGAGCGTCTGTTGGTTTCTAACCTCCGTGTTGGAACAGCCGACAACGACGTGAACGCGCTGAAGTCAATGGGCATGCTGCCTGAAGGCTATGTAGTCAACGACTACCTGACCGATACAGATGCATTCTTCATCAAGACTGATGCACCTAACGGTCTGAAGCACTTTGAGCGTACAGCTCTGTCAACCAACATGGATCCAGACTTCGACACTGGTAACATGCGGTTCAAGGCTCGTGAGCGTTACAGCTTCGGCTTCTCAGACCCACGTTGTGTATTCGGTTCACCCGGAGCATAACTGTAGGCACAAAGAAACTAGAGGGCGGCTTCCATGCCGCCCTTTTTTATTGTATAGTTACTTATCCCTGACAGCCGCACAGCGTGGCTGACACTAGCCACGACAGGAGTACAAAATGGCTACAACTACTTTCTCTGGTCCTATTAAGGCCGGAACGATTAAGAACACAACAGGCACAACACTTGGCACTAACATTGCCAATGTCGGTCAGGTTGTTATGGCTCAAACATTTTCAGTAGATCTTTCTGGTGGTGCAGTCGCAGCATCTGTAACTGACGTTGTTATCCCAGCAAACTCTCAAATTATTGACTGTGTGATTGATGTTATCACCGCAGCTAACACTGCAACTAACCTTAGTGTTGGTGACACTGTTGGTGGTGCTGCTACCATTCTCAACACGTTTGCAATCGGAACAACTGCTGGTCGCAAGTATCCAACAACTCAAGCTGGCGCTGCATTGGCGTGGCAGGACACAGGAACAGCGGACATTCGTTTGACTGTAACTGGCTCCGCTGCAACAAACGCAGGCCTTGTTCGTGTTACAATCCTGTACCAGCAGAATAACAACCTTGCTTAATAGGAGGGCACAATGGCTGCTTCTATTACAGCAAAGACTGCTACAGCTACAGGCACATTGCAGGGTGGTAGAACTCGTCTAAAGGCTTTCTATGTAAAGACAGCCTCTAGTGGGTCACCCGCCGTTGTGTTTAAGAACGGGAGCGGTGGTGCAACATTGTTGTCAATGGTGTTTCATACATCAGACGACAATCAAATCACCATTCCTGATCACGGCATGATCTTCGATGATGAGTGTCATGTAACGCTCACTAACGTAGACTCTATCACAGGATTCTTTGGCTAATGGCTGGCAATGAAGTCATTGCGAAACACTTACACGCTTCCGGTGTCCTTGCGGACTGCCGGGGGCGTTTAAAAGGTTTTATTGTAAATCACGATACGGGAACATCTGGGCACATCATTTTGTATGACAATGACTCTGCCGCATCTGGTGATGTTATTTTAGAAGTGGACGAGAAAGCTGCTGGAGCTTTTGGTATGGAGATACCGGGAGATGGCATTATATTCGCCAACGGTCTCTATGTCGATTTACCAAATAATACTTCAATAACTGTATTTATTCAGTTGGGAGGTAGGTAATGGCTCGTACTCCCAAAAAAATGCCCAAGCGCAACAAAAAGAATTTCCGCTCCACTAAATCTGGAGCGGGAATGACTAAGGCTGGTGTTGCAGCGTATCGTCGTAAAAACCCGGGAAGCAAGCTTCAAACAGCGGTGACTGAGAGCAAGCCTAGCAAATCTCGTGCAAAGCGCCGCAAGTCGTACTGCTCGCGTTCTGCTGGTCAGATGAGGATGCATAACATCAGTTGCAAGAAGACCCCTAAAAAACGTATCTGTGCAGCTCGTCGGAGATGGAAATGCTAAATATAGGAGTTACTGCAATCCTGGGTTTTGTTGCTTGGATAGCTCTGTCCGTAGTTGAGCTAAAGACAGACACGGCTGTTATAAGCGTCAAGGTTGATGAAAACCACAAGATGCTCACTACTTTGTGGGAAGACTACATAGAGAGGAAAAAAGATGGGAATCTCGCGTGGGTCGCTCGAAAGCCAAATATCAAAGCCGCCCCAGAAGAAAAAGTTCAAGAAGGTTCGTAAGGCTAAAAAACCAAAGAGGCAGAAATGAGCAAGAAGGATGCATGCTATCACAAAGTTAAACGCCGCTATAAGGTCTTCCCGTCGGCGTATGCAAGCGGTGCCATCGCAAAATGCCGAAAAGTTGGCGCAGCAAACTGGGGTAACAGCAAAAAGAAAGCAACCGGCGGAACGTACAAGTACCGCACAACAAAGATTTATTGACCGCGATGATACATGTGTTTGTCTTAATGGTGTACCTGGGGACGGGTGAAGACAGACGCTTAACAAGTGCAGATATGCATTTTAGATCTGTTACAGAATGTAACTATTTTGCTGCCGAGGTTTCAAAGAGGTACGGAAACTACGGCTATAAAGACTACATAGATCCGAAGGACCGCGTCACTGCTTACTGTGTGCCAAAGTACGTCAAGGAAGGAAGCGTGGAGGTGTATTAATGGATCCAGTATCAGCGATGGCAGCAGCTTCCGCAGCTTTTGGCGCAATCAAAAAAGGTATGCAGGTAGGACGTGATATTGAGTCGATGGCTTCCGACTTGTCACGGTGGATGGGTGCGCTCAGTGACCTGGACATGCTGGAAAAAGAATCTAAGAACCCTCCCCTGTTTAAAAAGCTGTTTGCTGGTAAATCTGTTGAACAAGAGGCAATAGAAACCTTTGCGGCTAAAGAAAAGGCTGAACAGCAAAGACGAGAGCTTCAGCTATGGATTGGCCTTACTCTTGGTAAATCTAAATGGGACTCCCTTGTGAAAATGGAAGGTCAGATCCGGAAGCAGCGTCAGGAAACATTGTATCGCCAGAGGCAACGTAGGCGCAAATTTGTTGAGATTGTGGCGTGGATTCTAGTGACCTGTGTCGGATCAGGGGTTTTACTGGGTTTTGTAATGTTCCTAAAAAGTGCGGCTAACGCAGCATCCATACCGGAGTATGTAGACTGCCGACTCAAAGGTTGTGAGCTTATAGACGGGCAGCGTGTATGCATATATCATGGGCCTAACAACACTGTTGACAGCGTGTGGTTAGGCTTGAACGAGTTTTTCCCACGGGAAATAAAGTGCAAGTACGATCCTAAGAATGAGAAGCCTGCCACTATGCGGGAGACATTCGATGCGATTAAAAAGTCAAGGAAGTAAGCAATGGCGGTGCGCAAGACAAAAAAGGGTGCGTCTCTTAAAAGGTGGTTTAAGGAAGAGTGGAAGGATGTCCGCACGGGTAAGCCGT